GTAGAAACGAAATACGATACCATTACTAAAGAAGTTACAAGATACGTTCCTAAGATAGTTACTAGAATCAAAACTGAGATTGATACCATTAGGTTAACTCAGAAAATTGATACTTTATCAATCTTAGAAGATTATTTTGCAAAATACGTTTATGAGGATTTTCAACAATTAGATTCATTGACTTTAACAATTAAAGATACAATCTCTCAGAATAAAATTTTATCAAGAAAAATAATCTACGATTTAATCTACCCAACCACTACTGTAACTGAAACAAAGTATATTAATAAAAACGAATTCTATGTAGGATTCGGTTTAAATGGAACAACTAAACAATTTAATTATGTTGGTGGTTCTATATTACTTAGAACAAAGAAGAAACAGGCGTTTGGATTGGGTATTGGATTAAACGACCAGTTTCAACCAATAATATCTACTCAGTTTCTTTGGAAATTGGGAAATAGATGAGTAAAAACATAAAAGAACTTATTAGAGAAGAGTACATTAAATGTGCTAAAGACCCTGTCTACTTTTTTAAAAAATATTGTTACATACAACATCCAAAGAGAGGTAAGATTCTTTTTGATTTGTATCCTTTCCAAGAGGATGTAATGGATGAGTTGGATGAACACCGTTACAATGTAATCCTTAAATCACGTCAGTTAGGTATCTCAACATTATCCGCAGGTTATTCTTTATGGATGATGTTATTTTTCGAAGATAAAAACATATTGGTAATTGCAACTAAACAAGAGGTAGCTAAAAACTTAGTTACTAAAGTTAGATATATGCATGAGAACTTACCGAGTTGGTTAAGAGGTGAAACTGAAGAAGATAACAAACTATCCTTACGATTACGAAATGGTTCAACAATCAAAGCAACATCAGCAAGTAGTGATGCTGGTCGTTCTGAGGCATTATCAATGTTAATTATAGATGAGGGTGCATTCATTAAGGGTGTAGATGAGATTTGGGCATCAGCTCAATCTACTCTATCGACTGGTGGAAAGGCAATTGTTTTATCAACTCCAAATGGTGTTGGTAACTTCTTTCATAAAACTTGGTTAAAGGGTGAGAACAAAGATGGTTGGAATCCAATCAAACTTCATTGGACTGTACATCCTGAACGAAACGAAAAGTGGAGAGCAGAACAAACTCAATTATTGGGTGAGAAGATGGCAGCACAGGAATGTGATTGTGATTTTATCAGTTCTGGTTATACAGTTGTAGATGGACAACTCCTTCAATGGTATGAAGAAACTCATGTACAAGAACCTGTTGAGAAACGAGGATTCGATGGAAACTATTGGATATGGCAACAGCCAAATTATCAAAAAGATTATATAGTAGTTGCCGATGTTGCCAGAGGTGATGGGGCCGATTACTCAGCATTCCATGTTATAGATGTAGAAAGTGTAGAACAAGTAGCAGAATACAAAGGTAAGATTGGTACTAAAGATTATGGTAATATGTTAGTGAATGTTGCAACAGAATGGAACGATGCACTATTAGTGATTGAAAATGCTAATATTGGATGGGCAGTTATTCAAGAAGCAATTGATAGAAACTATAGTAATCTATATTACTCATTCAAAGAATTTGGATATACAGATAATGATATTCATTTACAAAAGGGATATGATTTAAAAGATAAATCCCAAATGGTACCAGGATTTTCTATGACAAGTAGAACTCGCCCATTGGTTATCTCAAAATTAGATACTTATATGAGAGAGAGAGTTCCCATCATACGTTCAAAACGATTGATAGAAGAACTTTTTGTTTTTATATGGAATGGTAGTAGGGCAGAGGCTCAAAGTGGTTACAACGATGATTTAACAATTTCGTTTTCAACATCACTATGGGTTAGGGATACTGCATTGAAATTAAGACAACAAGGAATTGATTTAAACCGAAGAGCTTTAGATTTAACAACTAAAAACCGCGGAGTATTTAAAACAGTACCGAAGGCAGCTAAACAATCTTGGAAGGTTAACACTGGAAAAGGTGAAGAAGATATAAGTTGGTTACTATAAAATTTGGATATTAAAAATATTTTTTGTATATTTATACATTATAAGTAGTATATTAAAGAAAAGATTATGGCAGATACATCATTATTTGGAAGATTAAAAAGATTATTCTCAACACAAGTCGTTGTAAGACGAGTTGGTAAGGATAAGCTGAAGGTTGTAGATTCATCAAGATTACAATCTGATGGTAATCGTAGAGGTTCTGCGTATTATGATAGATACGGTAGGTTGCATGGTTCAAACTCAAGAAAGAACTGGCAAACATACAACGAAAGATTTAATTATCATTCAAACAAATTAGAATTATATACAGATTATGAAGCAATGGATAAAGATTCTATTATTTCATCTATCTTAGATATATACTCAGATGAAACTACACTTAAAAATGATATGGGTGATGTAATTCGTATCAAATCATCTGATGAGAAATTAAAGAAAACATTACACAATCTATTTTACGATGTATTGAACATTGAGTTCAATCTTTGGAGTTGGGTTAGAGGTATGAACAAATATGGTGATTACTATCTTTACTTAGATATTGATGATGAGATGGGTGTTGTAAATGCACAACCATTATCTTGTTACGAAACTCGTAGAGAAGAAGGATATGATTTAGATAATCCTTACTCAGTAAGATTTGAAGTAGAAGAACAAAATACAAACGCCATTTCACAAAGAAACAATACTAAGTTCTTAGAATCGTTTCAGGTGGCTCACTTTAGATTATTAACAGATACAAACTTCCTTCCTTATGGTCGTTCTTTATTAGAAGGAGCTAGAAAGACTTGGAAACAATTAACTCTTATGGAAGATGCAATGATGATTCATAGAATTATGAGAGCACCCGAAAAGAGAATCTTTAAAATTGATATTGGAAACATTCCACCTGCAGAAGTTGATTCATATATGGCAAACATTATTGACCAAATGAAAAAAGTTCCTTATGTAGATGAGGCAACAGGTGAGTACAATTTAAAGTTCAATATGCAGAATATGATGGAAGATTACTATCTACCTGTAAGAGGTGGGCAGAGTGGTACTGAAATCGATTCTCTAAGTGGAATGGAATTTGGTGGTATTGATGATATTGAGTATTTAAAAAATAGAATGTTAGCGGCACTTAAAGTTCCGAAGGCATTTATTGGATATGAAGAAGGTGTTGAGGGTAAAGCAACATTAGCACAGGAAGATATTAGATTTGCACGTTCTGTAGAAAGAATCCAAAAGATTGTACTTTCAGAATTAACTAAGATTGCAATTGTACACTTATACTCACAAGGATATACAGATGATGATTTAGTAAACTTCGAATTAGAACTTACAACACCATCTATTATATACGAACAAGAAAAAGCAAACCTTTGGTCTGAAAAAGTATCTTTAGTATCCGATATGAAAGATTTAAAAATGGTATCACAAGAATGGATGTACAAAAATATATTCAATATGAGTGATGAAGAGTGGAAAGAAGAACAATTTAAAGTTATTAATGATATTAAATTAGCATTCAGACACGAACAAATAGAATCTGAAGGTAACGACCCCATAAAATCAGGAGAATCATTTGGTACTCCACATGATTTAGCATCTATGCAACAGGGTGGTGATGAAGGTGGTGATGATAGTGGAGATAACGCTGGATTCCCAACTGCTGAAAACAAAGGTGGTGCACCAGAAGGTGGATTTGATGGAGCTGGTAGACCTAAAGAGAGTGGTAATTACGGAACGGATGAAAATCCATTTGGTAGAGACCCATTGGGTAATAAAGGTATTAGTGTAAAAGCAGAATCTTATAGGGCCAAAAATGTAATCAATAAAGAACACATTGAAGCGTTGGTTGGTGGTATGAAACGTAAAGTAAAAACTAAAAAAATTATATTAGAATCCTTAAAGGAAGAATCATCAGAACCGATAGGCGGATTATTAGATGAGAAAAATATACTGAATTCTTAGAATTAAGATATTTATTAACAAATTGATAGGTTACTCTACCAAAATTAGAGGTGAATAATGAAAAAACTAAAACACAGTAAATACAAAAATACAGGAATTCTATTCGAATTGTTGGTTAGACAAATCGCGACCGATACATTGAATAATAAGGATTCGCTTGCTACAAGAATAATTAAAGAACATTTCAGTAAGAGTACGGAGTTATCTAAGGAACTTAGATTATACAAACTATTCATTGAAGAAAACTTTGATTCTGAGTATAAGGCTTCTGAATTTTTAAACATTATCCTAAAAGAACGAGTTAAATTAAATGAATCTGTTTTAAATAGACAAAAATATAATTTAATAAAGGCGATTAAAAAGAATTTTGTAATAGAAGATTTCTTTAAGTATAGAGTATCTAACTATAAAGAGAATGCATCTATCTATAAATTATTTGAACATGAAAATTCAGATAATCCAAAACAATATGTTGATTGTAAATCTACATTGATGGAATCTCTAATAACAAGCAACAATCCTAGCAATACTATTGAAACTACTATTAATGAAGAGTATTCAAAACAACCAAAAGAAGTAAGATTACTTGCTTGGAAGATGTTAGTTGAAAATTTCAACAACAAATACACTACATTAACTGAAAAACAACAAGATATTCTTAGAGAATACATAAACTCAGTTGATAATTCTGAAAAACTAAAGAAATTTGTAGTAAGAGAGTGTAATTCACTATCTAAAAATATCAAAGCAGTTAAAGTTACAGATACAGTTACTCAGATTAAAGTTAATGAAGTAGTTAAGTTGATATCTAAGGTAAAAACATCTAAGGTAATTACGGAATCTCAAATTCTATCACTTCTAAGATACACAGAACTTCATAATGAACTGAAAAGGGTATTCAAATGAAAAGTTTACTAAAAGAAATTGAAAATAAGTTTGAAGAAATAGAAGAAGCTAACGTAACTGCTAATTTAGATGGTGGTGAAGGCCCTGTAAAAACTCCACATGCGTTTTCTAAGAGTAAAGAAGAGGATGAGTTGGATGATGACCACATTGAAGTGTTAGGTATGAAGAAATCAAAGGAAACTAAAATGAATACAAAAAAATTAGAATCTTTAG